TGGATGTTTAGCGTGGGGCGTATGAGCTCCGCTCTAACAATGCGCGCATTGTGTCTTGACTTCAGCCAGGTCAACTGTCGGTCAAGAGGTGACGGCCTTCGGCCTGCGAACGACCTGGAGGTCGTTCTAAGATTCCGGACACGACTGGACCGGTAGGCCAGATCCTTTACGCGTCCGGGATAGGCTATTGCCATAGAGCGAGGCAGCAGGAGTGGGTTCCTGCTAGCCGGCACATGAGGCCGGCGCCCGCTCGTAGAAGGCGTGAGCCTAATAGGAATGGCCGGCGAACGCCGGCGTGATGGCTGACTAGTCAGCCTTTGTCTGTTTCTAGTAGGCACAGACAGAGTATAAGGTTAGTTAGGGTCAACTAACCTAGTGGGCATCGAGAGAGCCCACACCAACCGGAGGTTTTATGCCTGCACCTGCATGGGTAGCACCCGCCATACAAGGCGGAATGACAATTGAGGGAAATCTGTTCTCTGCAAGAGAAGCGAAGAAAGCATGGCGTCGTACACTTCGTCTACAACGAGAGATGTCCAATCAGGAATATGAAAGGCAAAAAGAGTTTGCGAAGATGGGGATTCGGTGGAAAGTCGAAGACGCAAAAGCAGCGGGCCTGCATCCCCTGTACGCTTTGGGAACGATGCCGTCGAATTACTCGCCGGCGATGATTCAAACACCTTCCGAACCAAGTTCTGGTATCGGTGAAAGCATGGCCGAAGCTGGTCAGTCTATCAGCAGGGCCATGATGGCAACGCAAACCAGCGATGAGAAACGTATGCAGCAAATGGCGCTGGAAGCTCATCTCGCCAATATGGCGGAATCTGACATGCGTCGCCAAGTCTTAGAAAGTGAGAGAGATCGTAATTATCAGGAGATGATGCGTGGAATCACTGCGGACATCCCATCGGTATCTCCACTCTATGAAATGGGGCAAAGCCCTGCCGTACTTCCAGATATCGCTCCGTCGTCATTCGTGCCCCAAGGCCTTATTTCTCCTGCGGCACCTAAGGTCTATAGCTCCGATAAAGGAGATCTCGGAACTGCAAGTGGTACCACTCCCCTCTGGAGGAGATTTACTGTTGGCAATGGAACAGAGATTGTTCTTCCCGGTGGCATGGCTGGCGACGCTGCGGAGGTTTTGGAAAGTCTGTCAGAAAGCCCGCTCATGATGGCTGCTGTTGTTGCTGAAAATGACCGCCGCGGTAACGGCGGTGTTATCCGCAGATATATCCCAGCGGGTAAAGGTTCTTCATGGTGGCGTCGTCCCGGTGAATGGTTGGGTGGAAAACTCGCTGACCTTAGAGACAGAGCACGTCATGGTGCAGACAAGCGCTCCCGTTCTATTCGTCCATATCGCTAAAGGAGGTGATTAATATGCGTCGTCGTCGTTTTTCCAGAAGGCGTAGCAGAAGCCGCCGTCGTCGGAGTGGTGCATCCATGGGCCGTAGACTCCTGAAAATCGGTCACAGGATGTAGCCATGCTCTGCAAAAGACCGTGGAGAATAGGTGCGGCGGAATTCGGTTGTGGTAAATGCAAGCCCTGCGGCATTAATCGAAGACGCCTCTGGACTGGAAGAATGTTGTTAGAAAGTGTTTGTCATCCCGACAGCTGCGTTGCAACTCTCACTTATGCTCACACTACTTCTAGTTTAGAACCTAAAGATATGGTCTTGTTCATCAAGAGGCTTCGGAAAATCACTCCGAAGCCTTTTCGTTATTTCGGATGTGGTGAATACGGAGATCGATTCGGTAGGCCTCATTTCCACATCGCTCTTTTCGGGCTAAGCCTTGATGATGAGTTATCTATTATCGAAGCTTGGCAAACGGGTAAATGGGAAGACGTTCTTAGGCAACCCGGTGATATTCATCTGATGGAGCTTAACAACGATACCGCCCAGTACCTCACTGGTTACGTCACCAAGAAAATTGGAGGATCTGATCATGAAGTTTTGGCAGGCAATTATCCAGAATTCTCGCGTATGTCTCGTCATCCGGGATTGGGCGAAAAAGCTTTGGCTGCCGTTGCGGAATCGCTCATGGCCGATGGAGGATCACGAAGACTTGTCCAGCTCGGGGACGTGCCAAGCAGTGTCAGAATTGCGGGCCGCGTTTTCCCTCTCGGACGATATCTCCGCGGCTCGCTCCGTGCGCGCGTCGGTTGGGATTCGAAAGCACCGCCGGACACGATGCTCAAAACTTCTGCGACGGTGCTCATGGAAGGGCCTATAAGAGAAAAACGGAGGTATTGCCACACTCTAAGAGCTGAGTTTCTTGATTCCTTGTCTAAATCAATGAGGAGATTGTGATGCGTCGAACTAAGCATTCCCTAAGTCATTACGTCAACACAACGTTTGACATGGGACAACTGGTACCGGTGGCGAATCTGGAAATCCTTCCAGGTGACTCTATCCGGATGTCTACTTCCGCTTTGATTCGTTGTTCCCCTTTGATGGCTCCTGTTATGCACCCAGTCACGGTGCGTATTCATCACTGGTTTGTTCCACATCGTCTTGTTATGGAGGATTGGGAACCTTTCATTACTGGCGGCAAAGATGGAGAAGGTGATGGAGCTCTCGTTCCGCGTTCTGACGGTTTTGTGGCGTCTGCTGGTAGTCTGGCTGACTATCTCGGCGTCCCTATTGGCGTTGCTGTTTCTCTGTCCCTATTTCGCTTTCGTGCTTACAACAAGATCTTTAACGAGTACTACCGTGATCAAGACCTCACGACTGAACTCGCCGAAGACAACACCATCTTGCAGCGTTGTTGTTGGGAGAAGGACGCCTTTACAGCTGCACGCCCTTGGACTCAGAAAGGTCCTCAGATCACTGTTCCCCTCGGCGATTCCGCCCCTGTTATTTCTACTGGCGCTGCTGTTCAGTTTTCTGGTATTGGTGGCGGTGCTCCTAACCGTACTTTGAGGAACTGGGCTGCTGACGTTACTGCTCGTTGGCACGCGACACGTTCTTCTGGTTCTGACTCCGCTGATATGGCATTCGGTGGCACTACTGGTTTGGAAGCGGATCTTTCCGCTGCTACGGGTATTGACATCGTTGCTTTGCGTGAGGCTTTGGCACTTCAGCGTTTTGCGGAAGCGAGGGCGCAATATGGTTCACGGTACACCGAATATCTTCGTTACCTTGGAATTCGATCCTCTGACGCACGTCTTCAGCGTCCGGAGTATCTCGGTGGCGGCCGAGCTACGATCAGCTTCTCTGAAGTCTTACGTACAGGCACAGGCGACGACCCTGATGTTGAAGTTACCCCCGTTGGTGAGATGGCCGGACATGGTATCTCTGCACTCCGCACGCGTTCATTTGTCCGTTTCTTCGAAGAGCATGGGACTTTGCTGACGCTTGCTAGCGTCCGTCCGAAATCGATCTACATCGACGGTCTCGACAAGGAATGGAGCAAGCGGAACAAGGAGGAATGGTGGCAGCGTGAGTTGGAACAGATCGGACAACAGGAAGTGTTGTACCGTGAAGTCAAAGCTGGTCATGCGACTCCTAACGCTGTAATGGGCTACAACGACAGGTATTATGAATACCGTCACCGCCCTTCCTACGTCACTGGTGAAATGAGAAACGTACTCAACGATTGGCATTTTGCTCGTGACTTCTCTTCCGGTGATCCCGCTTTGAACAGTGCATTTGTCACTTGCACTCCTACGAAACGTCCCTTTGCTGAGCAGACACAGAACAGTCTTTGGTGTATGTTCAACCACTCGATACAGGCTCGCCGCATGGTTGGTAATCGTACAATCGGGAGGGTTTTCTAATGCTTCATATCCTTGGTAAACTCTTCAGCAAGGGCGATAAGGTCGATCCTCGACCTCTAGCTCTACCTGCTGGTATGGAATTGCCCGAAACTGCTGAGCAGAAAATCGAGAGAATGATTCGTACTCAGCTCTCTCGCGTTGCTGTAGAATCCGGTGAAGAATCGTTCGAAGATGCGAACGACTTTGATGTAGATGATGATGATCCGACGTCTCATCCTACGTCCCACGAAATGGCGTCGGAATTCATGGAGGGTATTCGAAATGCCAGCGCCTACGACGACAGTCGACAAGTCCACGGGGGACATCCTGAAAGGTCAGACCGAAATCCCGAAGAGTCCGAGCGAACACAGCGCGATGGAGGCGGAAGCTCGAAATCTGCTAACCGCGATGAGCGAACTCGCGAAACTGGAGAAGAGGACGAACCGCGAGCACCTGCTGGTTCTCGCCGTCATGACTCCCATCGAGATGAGAGGTTTGATCGCCGCGGCCGGGAAGATGAGCCGCGTCGCGAGAATCCTCGGAGGTCTCGCGATGGAAGAGATCGCAACGAGGGATGAGTAACCGCTAACAGCGGAACTGAGAATTAAGGGTCCGACGTGCATTGCGCATGTCGGGCCCTTTTTTTGTGCCCCACCCTTTGCCAGCTATTTGTTTGGCAAAGAGTACTGACTTGCGCTTCGCTCGTATTTGGCAAGGAGAAGATTGGATGTTTAGCGTGGGGCGTATGAGCTCCGCTCTAACAATGCGCGCATTGTGTCTTGACTTCAGCCAGGTCAACTGTCGGTCAAGAGGTGACGGCCTTCGGCCTGCGAACGACCTGGAGG